TTATTGCTCTTGGTTTAGATCCTTTTTATTCCATGACCATCCAAATAATTCATTTCCACCAGGAGAAAGATAGATTACTTCATTGGTTTTTAGTATTTTTTGAGCACTATCACTATAAGAACCAATCTTATCAAGTGAGATGAAAACTTGTTTATTAACACTGGTATAGTCCTCTAATATCACTTCGATAGCATGATCCTCAATGTTTTTGAATAAGAAGGAGTCATGTATAAGAATAGGAAGAACAGTTTCTTGTAGGATTACTAAATCGTATATTAACATTCCTCTATATCTTGAACCAGTACCAGAGTCATTAATTACTTCAAATGTGTAGTCGTTGTTGTCATGGAAAGTGACTCTTGGAGGTGTTTTCTCTCCTTGATATATCAAATCATTAATGGTATCCATTTTCTCGTTGATTGTTTTGGCAATGCCTTCAACGATATCTTTTCTAACTGATGCTAAGTCTTCTTTCTTTTTATTAGAATCATCTTTAAATTCACTAGATTTATCATATTGGTTATTTTCATTTCTTAGTTCACGTATTTTGTTAGAGATTTCAGATATCCTCATAACAAGAGTCTTTGGAACTGTTTGTGAGTAACCAGTAGTTTTTATCTGCTGTTCAACACTTTTTATTTGATCAGAAATGTTTTCAATATTGATTTGAAGTCTAGTCCTTGCTTCATCGAACTCATTACGCAAGATTTCATAAAGTCTACTATGAAAATTATTGATTTTATCTAAGTGTTTTATATTAGCATTTTCAAAGAATCTTGACAGATCATCATAGTTGTTTTGAGAGTTACCCATTTTTATATCTCGGTTTACAATATTAAGTTCATTATAAAGTGAGGTTCTATGTCTTTTGAGTCTAGAAAGCTCTCTTTTTAGTTCTACAAAATCATCTGCATATTCATCAGTAGAAGCCAATAAATCCTCTTTGGCATATTGGATATGCTCAAGTTCAAGTTCAAGGTTTCTGATCTCTTTAATATTTTCATTGTACTTAGTTTTAGTGATTTTTGGTATCAAAGTATATTTTTGTGCTTTATTGTGGGCATTCTTAATTTCATTCGCTTCATTCAGAGCATTTTGATAGGTTTCTATTGTGTCATACTTATTGAATAGCTTAATCAGTGAATTTACAGGCACACCACTCTTTTCAGTAGGAAAGCCATGTAAAGGACGTTTTTCATTTGAGTTATCTCTGCCATAAATCCTTAAGTATCTTGAAACAACGTTTCTGAATGATGTGTGAGGCAAGTTTAATTCATACTTCTCGAATAAAAAACTCTTATAGTCTTCAATTGGCATTATATCAATTTTTGCATAACTAGAGTCACACACTATAACATTGTTTAGATCCTCAGTACTTCTTGAAAAGTAAAAAGCTGTCTCACTAAAGATAAACTTGAAGTTGATAAGATGGTGATCAACATTATCAATAACATTAGTCTTCTCAACATAGTCCTTTCCAGCGAACGCAAAATCGAGTGCCATTAAGAATGTTGATTTACCAATTGAGTTTGCCGCATCACCAGCACCTAAAACAACATTTAAGTTATCGTTAAATTCTATTTTGTCTCTTATTTTACCATTCGATATGAACTTGTTACTCCATATTTCCTTCAGCATAACGCAACCCTCCCGATTCATTGTCTAATTCAATTTTGTTAAGTGCATATAGACAGCACAATATTTCAGTGAACTCAGCAATGTTATTAACTTGATTTTTTACTTCTTTATATGTTTCAAGAATAGACTTATTACCGTTTTGTAATACTTTAAGGACAATAGGTAATTTTATTAATATACTATCTTCATATTTGATAATTTTATTAGGTAATTTCATCATACACCTCACAATCCTGAATAAAGAAAGCTACAACTTTTTCACATGTAGTTCTTGTTGCACCAGATTTGGTGGCCAACATATCAGTTAGCTCATCATGGATATTATCTTGTGATAAACCAGCCTTATATAATTTTTCGTAGTGTTTTCTAAAACGTTTAGCTATCTTTTCAAAAGTGGCATCATTTCCACCCTCAAGTTCGGCAAAATAGTCGCGAATTACATAGTAGTAAATTATATTATATTCCACTTTATCAATCAACTCATGATTATCCTCTTCAATCTTCTTTTTGAACGAAGTAGGAGTGTATTTGAGTTCTTTTTTTATGTCTGCTCGTTTGTCTTGAGCAAGTTTATTTAAGACAGTTTTTACTTCATCTTCAATGGTTCCCCGATATAGATTTGTCAGCCAACCTCTATCTTCAGTTTTGTTTTCAGCTTGGAGTGCATGAATAAAGATGTCCGTGATTCTATCGATTTTAGGTTTTGCTGTATTTGTATATTTGTCTCTTTTAGTAGTAGTTATTGTTGAGTCATGATTAATTAATGAATTTATCTTATCAAAAAACTCATCCTCTTTACCAACTTCAAAAATTGGAAAAACTGAATTTTTAAAATTGTCTTTAATAGTGTTCAAAACTTTTTCTTTGTTTAATGCAGATATTATTGGTCTATTTATGTTTCTAGTTCTTGTCATCCATTTGCTAATAATTGAACTACCAAGAACCAAAGAATCTCCATTATTATTACGAATATTATCGCAATCAATAATAGGTTGAATTAGTAGTTCAACCACATTTTCTTGTGTATTAGGTTCCTGTAAACACGGTCTAAGGATATCCACAAAAGTTGCAAAGCACAATGTCTCCATTTTAATCTCCTCCTCAAAAAATGGTGTCCAAAGTGTGCCCAATACTTATCGCTTCAAAGAGGGTAAAATAAATCGTGTAAATAGTTTATGCAATAAGAAACTGCTCACTTAAAACAATTATACCACTTGTTGCTATCAAAAAACAATTTACTTCAAACTAAAAGTTCGCAAACGCATACTTAAAGTTTTGTTTCACCGTGTTTGCCCTATTCTAGGCTGGGCGTTCGTAAAAACACAAAAACAATTAAACAATGCAGTTCAATCTATTACGAGGATAGGTCTGCAAATTGAAATGGATGTATTTCCATTCTCTTTGTCGACGCCTTTGAACTGCCTTCATATTACGAGAAGAGTGCCTCCATTTCAGAATAATAATCTGATTTGGAGGTATTTTTTTATGAAATTACGTAAGACACCAACATCTAAAAGAACGACATACACCTATTTTTTTGCTAACGGAGATAAGGTCATCCTTGAACCAGGAAAATCAACAACTATTTCTGCTTCTGGTATGAGATCCATTCAAGTTGATGAGTCTATCACTGAAATCACAATTACCGAACTTCATAGACAAGATGATGCTGAAGTAAGATCAAACCTTAAATACATCAATTGTGAAACCAACATAGAGCGACAAACACGCATAGCAAATAAAAAGAAGTGGGCTAAAGAACATCCTGGTGAATTGAATCCATATGACAAACCACCAAGAATCATGAATCTTGATGCATTTAATGGTGATGAAAAGTCACAAGACGATAAAAGCAGCCTGTTGTATCAAGCTTCTATTTACTCAGAGCAAATCAATTCTAACGATAATCATGAAAAACTCGAGATCATCAAGGAGTATGTTGCTACTTTACCAACCACCATGAAAGAGATGTTTGACCTTATCTATATTCAAGAACTAAAGCAATCAGATGTTTGCTCGATATTAGGTATATCAAAAAGCACAGTATCAGAACGTGTAAAAACACTTGAGAAAAAAATAATTGAACATTTTTCTAACCAACCCGAACTTTTGAGATAAAAATGCGGACTAAGATTTAGAAGGCAAAAAGGCACTTCTAGAAAAGAGGAAAAATATGCAAGACAAAAAGCATAGGGTTCGCATTAACTTAGCGGACAAAAGGAGTAGGAATACCAACATCATCGAGACAATGGATGAGACAATTCCAAAGAAACTATTCAATAAGTTATTTGGTAAGAAAAAACGAGTCTTGATCATTGCACCAAGTGACTCGGTAACAGGCATTGAAATTTATGAAGAGGTAGGTGAAAAAAATGTCAAGAAGTCCAACAGTTCACAGTAGAAAGTATAGTCCGAGTAAAAGCAGTATCTGGTTAAATTGTCCATTAAGCACTGTATTCAATGATGGCACAAACCAAGAAACAAGTCCACAAGCTGAGTTCGGTACGCAATGTCATGAGCTAGGTGCAGCACTTGTTAGTAAGTCATTAGGTCTAGTTGATTATGACAGTGAAGTGAAACCAATCGATGAACTTATCAAAGAACTGGATATGTATTCAGACGAGATGCAGGATATTGCGGATGGATATGCAGATTACATTATTAACACCATTGAATATGAGAAAAAGCGATCTGAAACAGAACCCTTTGTCGTTATCGAACAATTGCTGGGTATGGATTTTGATGAAGATGCAAGGGGAACGTTAGACTGTGGCATTATCTCCGGTGTAGATGGTGGAACTCTTACAGTTATTGATTTAAAAACAGGACGATCACCGGTGTATGCATTTGACCATGAAGCTGGAACATTCAATACACAACTTGCGATTTATGCTCTTTACTTTTACAAGGCATACAAAAATCTATATTCGGTGAAAAACATAAGACTTGTAATCTATCAACCCGTCATCAACAACACAAATGATTACGAGATGTCGATTGATGAGTTATTGAAGTTTGAGTCAGACGTTTTAGTTCCAGCAGTTATGAGTACAAGAGTTGAAACACCACATGGAAATCCAGGTAAACATTGTCGCTATTGTTCCGGTAGAGAAACATGTGCAGCTAGAGCAAATGCAATGACGGAAACATTCAATAATTCCAATAAACCTATCACCCAGCTTACAGATAGTGACATTGAAACGTTACTACCAAAACTTGATGAAATGATTCAGTTTGCTGAAGACATCAAATCTTACGCATTAAAGAAAGCGAAACGTGGATATAAGTGGCCGGATTATAAGCTAGTTCACGCTCGAGTTTCAAGAAAGATCACAGATGAACCAGGATTGATTAAGGCTTGTGAAGAAGTAGGAATTAATCCATACACAGCACAAAAAGTCGCAGGAATAACCGAACTGACCAAACGAATCGGTAAAGACAAAGTGACTAGCATTATCGGACCATATATCACTATGCAAACGGGTTCAATGATTCTAGTACCAAACACAGATCCTCGTGAAGAGGTAACAACAATTGAAAAAGGAGAAAAATAAAATGTTGAATATTATCGAAGGAAAAGAACAACGTCCTAAGAAAATTGTCATATACGGACCAGAAGGAATCGGAAAGTCTACATTTGCTAGTCAATTTCCAGATCCGCTATTCATTGATACGGAGGGCGGAACAAGCAATTTAGATGTTAGAAGAATCAAATGTAACAAATCGTGGAATGAACTCATCGCAATTGTAAAAGAGATCCATGCGAATCCACATATTTGTAAGACAGTCGTACTTGATACAGCTGACTGGTCTGAAACGTTATGCACCAATGCTGTATGTGAAAAGTATCGCAAAAACAATATAGAAGACTTCGGTTATGGAAAAGGCTATGTCTATTTAGTTGATGAATATGCAAGGCTGTTATCACTGCTTGACCAGTTAATTGAAGTGGGTATCAATGTCGTTATTACAGCGCATGCCAAACCACGTAAATTTGAACTTCCAGAAGAACAAGGATCATTCGATCGATATGAGATGAAACTGTCAAGACAAGTAGCACCATTAATCAAAGAGTGGAGTGACGCATTATTCTTTGTGAATTATAAGATTTATGTCGTTACAACCGATACCAATAAGAAAAAAGCACAAGGTGGAAAACGTGTTTTATATACCACACACAATCCAACTTACGATGCAAAGAACCGATTTGATTTACCAGAGGAACTAGAACTTGATTTCAAAGCAATCGCGCACCTATTTGAAACGTATGATGTGCCAGCTGAACAAGTGATGGACTATGACTCAAAAGACGTAACAACCTTAGCATTTGTAGAACAGCTTAAAAAGAAACTAGAAGAAGATGACATTACAGAAGAACAGTTACAAAAAGTAGTAGCTGCAAAAGGTCACTATGAATTAGAAACTCCAATCAGTGATTATTCAGATGATTTCATTACACGTTGGATTATCCCGAATTGGAAGAAGATTGTAGAAACTATTAAAAATGAAAAAGGAGAACAATAATCATGGAAGAAAATAAAAACATGTTGATGGATTGGAATGATTCCATCGAAGAAGACGGACAGGAGTTAGTCATATTACCAGAAGGTGATTACAACTTTACAGTTACTCACTTTGAACGAGGTAGATTTCCTGGAGGACCGAAAGTTCCTGCATGTAACAAAGCGACAATTACCGTTCAAGTAGAGTCAGAAGAAGGACGTGCAGTAGTGAAGTTTGATCTGTTGTTATATCGTACTATCGAATGGCGTATTTCATCATTCTTTAGATGTATCGGACAGAAAAAACATGGTGAGAAATTAACGATGGACTGGAATAAAGTTGTTGGTTCCAAAGGCCGTGCACATTTTAAACCTCGTAAGTACATCAACTCTTATGGTGATGAAAAAACAACAAATGATATCGATCGCTTTATCGACTACAAGGAAGAGTTCTTCATTCCTGACGATCTTCCCTTTTAGGAGGTAATGGTTATGGAACTTAGACCTTATCAGAATGAAGCAGTTGAGGCAATTAGAAATGAATGGATTCAGGGACATCAAAAAACATTATTGGTACTTCCTACTGGTACAGGGAAAACAATCGTATTTTCAAAAGTAGTAGAGGAAGAAACGAAAGATGGTAGTAAAGCACTTATCCTTGCTCATCGTGGAGAGTTGCTCGATCAAGCTTCAGAAAAATTATTAGAAACCAGTGGATTGGATTCGGCTTTAGAAAAAGCTGAGTCCTCTGCCATTGGCTCATCAGAACAAGTAACAGTAGCATCTGTTCAAACATTATCACAACATAAAAGACTCGCTAGTTTTGCAAAGGATTACTTCAAGACAATAGTAGTTGACGAAGCACACCACTCCATGAGTAATACATACCAACGCATACTCACACATTTTGAAGGTGCGAACGTACTTGGAGTGACTGCTACACCAGATAGATCAGATCAAAAGAATCTAGGAAAATACTTCGATTCAAAAGCCTATGAATATTCATTACATCAAGCAATCAAAGAAGGATACCTTGCACCAGTAAGAGCACAGATGATTCCGCTTGAGTTAGATATCCATAGTGTTGGTGTATCCAATGGGGACTATGCAGTGGGAGAAGTTGGCTCAGCATTAGAACCTTATTTGAATCAAATCGCACTTGAAATGCTCAACTACTGTAAAGGTAGAAAGACAGTTGTATTCTTGCCATTAGTGAAGACATCTAAAAAGTTTTGTGAACTGTTAAATCTACATGGAATAAGAGCAGCTGAGGTTAATGGAAATAGTCCTGACAGGGATGAAATCTTAGCTGACTTTGAAGCAGGAGAATATGATGTGTTATGTAATTCAATGCTGTTAACAGAAGGTTGGGATTGTCCGTCAGTGGATACCATTGTTGTTTTAAGACCAACGAAAGTTAGAAGTTTATACCAACAAATGGTCGGACGTGGTATGAGACTACATCCAGGAAAGAAAGAATTATTGCTGCTTGATTTCTTATGGATGACAGAACGCCATGATTTATGTAGACCTTCTGCACTTGTTTCAAAAGATGAAGAGTTAGCGAAACGTATCGATCAGAAAATGATGGATCAAGAAAGTGGCATTGATTTACTGGAAGCTGAAGTAGAAGCAGAACGTGATGCCATTCAAGAACGTGAAGATGCGTTAGCGCGAGAACTTGCTGCGATGCGAAAGAGAAAATCGAAACTTGTCGATCCAATCCAATATGCATTCTCAATTGCAGCTGAAGACTTGGCTAGCTATGAACCTACCTTTGTTTGGGAGATGGGACCAGCCACTGAAAGACAACTTAGCTACTTAGAAAAACATGGAATATTCCCTGATGCAGTTACAAGTTGTGGTATGGCAAGTATGCTTATTGAAAAGCTGAAAAACAGACAAATCGAAGGATTAGCAACACCGAAACAAATACGCTTCTTAGAACGATACGGATTCTTACATGTCGGTATGTGGGCATTTGAAGCAGCAAGCAAAATGATAACACGAATTGCAGATAATCATTGGATGTTACCAAGAACAGTCAATGCTGCAACATATAGACCTTAGGAGGACGTAAATGGACAGTATATTAGAAGCTTTAAAACAAATAGATGCATCAAATACAACATATGAAGAATGGATTCAAATAGGCATGGCTCTCAAAGCCGAAGGATATGACTGTTCAGTATGGGATGACTGGAGCAAGAATGACAGCCGTTATAAAGACGGTGAATGCGCTAGAAAATGGGGAACTTTCAAAGGTTCCTCTATTCCCATATCAGGTGGAACGATTATCAAAATGGCAAAAGACATAGGATGGGAACCGTATACAGGAGTAATGGAATGGGACGATACAATTGAATACGATGGAGATGGACTGATTTATGATCCAACAACTGACCTCACACCCTCTGAACAACTCATCAAATATCTTGAGATGTTATTTAAAGATGATGAGTTAGTTGCTTATGTCACAAGTGATGTGTGGCAAGACAAGGAAGGTAACTGGAAGCCAGGTAAAGGTTACTACGATCGAACTGCTAAAGAACTGATCAATGAACTCAAAAAGTATCCAGATGATATCGGTGCAGTTATTGGTGATTGGAAGGACGAATGTGGTGCATGGATAAGATTTAATCCGGTTGATGGATATGGTGTTAAGAATGAAAACATTACTAGATTTACCTATGCATTAATTGAATCAGATGACATGCCTATTCCAGATCAAGATGCACTATATAGAAGATTAGAACTACCGATTGCTTGTTTGGTTCATAGTGGTTCAAAGAGCTTACATGCAATCGTTAAGGTGGATGCACCAAATTATCAAGAATATCGAAAACGAGTGGAGTACTTGTATGGCTTCCTAGCTAAACATGACTTCAAAGTAGATACTGCGAATCGCAATCCATCAAGATTATCAAGACTACCCGGAGTAACTAGAAATGGAGTAATTCAAACATTAGTAGATACGAACATTGGAAGAAGAAACTGGAACGAATGGATGGATTTTGCTGAAGGTGTTAATGATGAATTATCAAGTTATGAATATCTGGATGAAGCCATTGCAGAGTCACCTAATGTACCAGACGAACTAGTAGAAGGAGTTGTTCGGGTTGGTCATAAAATGCTTATCTCAGGTTCATCTAAAGCTGGGAAGAGTTTTTTACTAATGGAGTTAGCGGTTGCTTTGTCAGAAGGGATAAAGTGGCTCGGGTTTCAATGTAGGAAATCGAAAGTTATGTATATAAACTTAGAAATTGATAGACCAAGCTTTATTAATCGTTTTGTTCAAATATATAAGGCGATGAAACTCAAACCTAAACACAATCATGATATTGCTATCTGGAACTTAAGAGGTGAAGCAATGCCACTGGATAAACTTGTACCTATAATCGTTAGGAAAATCAAGGATCAAGGATTCGATGCAGTTATTATCGATCCAATTTATAAAGTGATTACTGGTGATGAAAACAATGCTTCAGAGATGGGTAAATTTAGTAATCAATTTGACAAGATATGCAAGCAAACCGGAGTCACTGCAATTTACAGTCATCATCATTCAAAAGGTGCTCAAGGTTATAAAAGAGCTATGGATAGAGCTTCTGGTTCTGGTGTGTTTGCAAGGGATCCGGATGCACAACTAGATATGATCCAACTTGAAACAGATGAAGACTTTATGTTGCAAAATGCTGACAACCCAAATGCCACAGCGTGGAGACTAGAGAGCAGTTTACGTGAGTTTCCTAATTTCAAACCAGTGAACTTTTGGTTTGAATATCCGCTACACAGAGTGGATGATACGGGTGTTCTTCAAAAGATATATGCTAGTGGAGACCCGAAGGGGAATCTAGAAAAAAGCGGAAAACGAAAACAAACACCTGAATCTAGAAAAGAAGAATTTGATACGGCATTTGATATTGAATCCGCAGGAACAGGCAGTTGCACTATAGAAGACTTAATGAGTTACTTGGATTTATCCGAAAGAACAATTAGGCAAAGATTAAGTGATTTTAAAGATGAATATGTCTGTTCAAAAGGTAATGTTATGAAGCTACAAAAGTAATTGCAATTTTATGCAACAGAAAGGAATATTTCCCTATCTGCAATTTTATGCAACATAAAGGGGAATATCCCTATCTGCAGAATGTTGCAGAAAGGGCTTATATATACATGTTGCTGCACAACACGCTGACACATGTTTGTAGGATAGGGCTTGTAAGCCTGCCCTATCCCAAACAAATGCATCATTGTCAGCATTTGCCTATCTTCATCTAAAAATTCTAAAAAATTCTGAAAAAGGAGGAAATTATGAAAATATTTCTACTACTAGATCCACCAACAATTACTGCACAACAAAACAAAGTAACACTGGTGAACAACAAACCAGTTTTCTATAAACCGGAAAAACTAAAGAAAGCAAGACGAACGATTATCAAGCATCTGAAACCATTCAAACCGAAGGAACCGATGCAAGGTCCTATTAGGCTTGATGTGATATGGAGATTCCCAAGAGGTAAAAGACATAAGCATCAAGAGTGGCGAGTCACTAGACCTGATACAGATAACTTGGAGAAGATGCTGAAAGATTGTATGACTGAAGTTGGGTTCTGGAATGATGACGCACAAGTGGTAGTTGAACATGTCGAGAAGTTATGGTCCGATGATCCAACGGGGATATCAATCGAAATAAATGTGTTAAGTAAACTGAAGGAGGAGCTATGAACGATGTGAAAGAATACCTAAGCCGATATCACAATACAAAAGTGAAGATTCAAAAACTACAAGCGTTAGTGGATGAATATATTCGATTGGCTAACGAGATACCAGGAATTCAATTTGATGCAATTCGAGTTGATGGTGGTAAAAACCTAAAAGTTCCATTTGAGAAGTGGATTCTTAAAGCACTAGACTATGAACTGGAAATAAAAGATACGGAAACCAATCTACCAATCATTAAAGCTGATATCCTAAAAACGATAGAACAACTTAAGGATTCTGAAAAGGAACGTGTACTAATATTACGATATATTGATTGGCTAACGTGGAATCAAATAGCTGATGAAATGTATATTTCTAGATCAACAGTTAAAAGATGGCATTTAAAAGCTCTAAGTTTATTGAAAATCTAGAGAAGTAATGTAAAATAAAGGTAACACATTATTTCAATAAAATAATACGATGTGAAAGGGGAAGATTAATATGCCAAAGTTTAAAGTGGTAATTAACTATCAAAATGGAGAAACTGATGAACTAGATGAGTTGTTTGACTCATATGAAGAAGCTGAGTATATGGCGTTAGACGCTATTAGTTGCTGGCATACAGGAGGAGAAGTGTTAGAATTATCAAATCCAGGAGATTATCCATACGAGCCTGATGATGAGCCTGATTATGATATCTTTGAAGTAGATGAGTAGATTGAACCACTCTGAACCTCTTTGAACTGTTGTGAAACTGTCAAGGGTGTGGTAGTATTATAATGAGCAAAGGTGAAAACAAAATGGAATACTGGCTTAACAACCAGCCTAGAAACGATTAAGAATTCAGTAAAATGGGTTCTTTTTTGTTTTTGCAGAGATACTTGTAGTATTCCAACTGGTATATAATTACAATTTTTTGATACAGTTGGAGTGATTTTTTATGAAAGGAAAGATGCTTGACACGTATGAGCGTTGGGAGAAATCTGGACATTTAGAGAACAAATTAAAAGCCATAGCAGAAATGGTATCTAAAAGAGCTACTCAAAAACAAGTCGCTGAGTATTTGGGTATTACAGAAAAAACAGTCATCAAGTTACGTAAAGCACATAAACGATTAGACGATGCGTTTCAATTTGGTGATGAAGAACTAAAACTGAAGTTAGTTGATGCTATCTATCAACGAGCAATAGGTTTTGAATATGAAGAAACACAGACCGTAATCGAGGAAACAAAAACAGGTACGAAAAAGCGAATCACAAAATACAAGAAGCAATCGTTACCTGATATTCAAGCAATCAAGTATTTGTTGATTACGAAGTTTGGTATTGAATACAACGAAAAGAAAGTAGAAATAGAACTAATGAAGAAACGCCTAGAAAAAGGTGAGGAGGTTTGGACGAATGAATATAGTGATGAAATCAGTATCAACACTCCAAGAGTACGAAAACAATCCAAGAAACAACGATGAGGCAATCAAAGCAGTTGCTAATTCAATCAGAGAGTTCGGATTTAAAGTTCCGATTGTCATTACGAGTGATAATGTCATAATTGCCGGTCATACCCGATTAAAAGCCTCTGTGTCGCTTGGTTTAGAAGAAGTGCCATGTATTATCGCAGATGACTTAAATGACGAACAAATCAAAGCATTTCGCTTAGCCGATAACAAAACAGCTGAACTAGCAACTTGGGATTTATCGAAGTTAGAAGATGAACTAGCAAACCTAGATATGGATATGCTTCAGTTTGGATTTGAGGAAATGGAAGAACTACTACCAGACAATGCAGCTGACGATGATTTCGATGTGGATGATGAAATACCAGAAGTACCATTTTCACAACCAGGAGATATTTACGAACTTGGACCTCATCGATTAATGTGTGGTGATTCAACAAATAGTGAACAAGTTAAAACACTACTAGACGGAAAAGAAGTAGATATGCTGTTTACTGATCCTCCATACAATGTCGATTATGAAGGAACAGCTGGAAAGATTAAAAACGATAAGATGGAAGACGATACCTTCTATCTTTTTTTATTGGATGCTTTCAAGAATATGTTTGAACATACAAAACCAGGTGGAGCTATTTATGTGTGTCACGCTGATACAGAAGGACTCAACTTCAGAAATGCATTCAAAAACGCCGGATATAAATTAGCAGAATGTTTAATTTGGGTTAAGAATGCTTTAGTACTTGGACGTCAGGATTATCACTGGCGACATGAACCAATTCTATATGGATGGAAAGAAGGAGCAGCGCATTACTTTGTTGATGATCGTTCTCAAGATACGATTTGGGAATATAACAAGCCTCGAAAGAATGAAGAACATCCAACAATGAAACCATTAGAACTTGTAGGAAAAGCAATCAGTAATTCCTCAAGACGTCATGAATCAATCTTAGATCTATTTGGTGGCTCTGGTTCAACGATGATAGCAGCTGATCAACTGGATCGTAAATCATTCTTAATGGAACTTGATGAGAAGTTTATTGATGTGACTGTAAAACGTTATATCAAACATAAAGGAACAAATGAAGATTGCTATTTGATCAGAGTTGGAAAAAGGTCTCCACTTAGTGATTTTGATTACTTTGAAAATAAGTCACTATAGTGAAAATATAACTTGCTATTTGGTCTCTTTAGAGTGATATATATAGTAACCAAATCAAAGGAGGCTATTTATGTTTAAGGAATTTAACGCACATCCCAAAGGAATCAAGACATCAGATTGTGTTGTTCGAGCAATCGCAACAGCAACCGACACTGATTACCTAGAATGCCGAAGGGAACTGAATCGCAAGAAACGAGAACTTGGATACTCAAGTTACAAAGATACGAAGTTCTTATACGATTATTTGAAGGGTTATCCTAGATTGATTTTCAAAGCGATAAAAGGTGAACCAAGAATCAAAGGTAGCGACTTTACAGAGTTACATCCTAAGGGGACTTACATCTTGAAAATGGCTGGACACATTACAGCTTGTGTAGATGGAGTTATACTTGATACTTGGGATTGTTCATATCGAACTGTTTATACAGCATGGGAGATTACAAAATGAAAGTAAACTTTATTAGAAAAGCAACACCGGATGAACTTCTTCCACAAGATGAATTCATCATTGAAAAAGAAGTTATCATTGATGTGGATTTGTTTGAAACATTTATACATGATCCACTTGATGATTATGAGTTTATAAAAGAAAACATTGATGTGATGTATTGCGATAAAGATGATGTGTTCCATTGTATCTTCGTAACAAGCAATGAACATGACTTTGGAATCCTGGTTGAAAGTGAAGGATATCATTACGCAAGATACACAGCATATTTACCAAAATCAGTACTTAGGAGCGAATAAGCTCCTTTTTTACTCGTTAATAAAGGAGATGAAGTAATGCAAGTAATAACAAGTGAATCTGTATTTAGTGGACATCCAGATAAGGTCTGTGACCAAATAAGTGATGCAATACTAGATGCAATTTTAGAACAAGATAAAAACGCACGAGTAGCAGTTGAGACAGCAATCAAAGATGATTTAGTGTTTGTCTTTGGAGAAGTAACAACAACTGCGAAAGTAGACTATGCATGTATAGCGAAACAAAAACTCAAAGAGATAGGCTATGAAGATGAATTCGTAGTCATGGAAAAAATTAGCAAGCAGTCACCAGATATTGCACTTGGTGTGAATTCAACTGAATCTCATGAACAAGGTGCAGGTGATCAGGGTATTATGTTTGGTTATGCTTGTAATGAAACACAAGAATTTATGCCATTGCCGATCATGTTAGCAAATCAAATCTCGAAAGAAATGGATAAAATTCGTAAAGAGAAATACTCACATATCTTTGGCCCTGATGGAAAATGTCAGGTGTCTGTTGGTTATGAGAATGGTAGACCCAAAAAAGTACAGACTATTGTTGTTTCAGCTCAAACCAAAGAAGGTATTAACCGTGAGGTATATGAGGATATCATAATCAACGAAGTACTTACTAAAGTATTTGATTACGATACGATAGTCGATGCTGAAGTGTTAATTAATCCTACCGGAGAGTTTGTGATTGGTGGTCCATATGCAGACTCTGGATTAACTGGTAGAAAAATTATCGTTGATACTTATGGGGGATACGCAAAACATGGCGGAGGAGCTTTTTCTGGCAAGGATGTAAGCAAGGTTGATCGCAGTGCGGCTTATTATGCCAGATACGTAGCAAAGGCCGTTGTAGGGGCAGGTTTGGCCACACACTGCGAAGTACACTTAAGCTACGCAATTGGTGTAGCAAAACCAGTGAGTGTCTTAATTAATACTTTTGATACTGGAGTAACATCTGATGAAGAGATACAAACACTCGTGAACTATGTGTTTGATTTTAGACCTGAAAACATAAGAAAAGAACTCAACCTTGATAATGTTAAGTTCCAGGAGTTAGCAAAGTATGGACATTTTGGTAGAGAAGATTTAGATGTTCAATGGGAACATGTAGATATCAAGATAACTGAATTGAGAAACCTATATGAGAAAGCCTAAAGAATTGCATCGTTTTTACAAATCAGTAGCATGGCAAGTAGCAAGAGAAATCAAGATCCGATATGCTAATGGTAAGTGTGAAAGATGTGGTGCTCTTGGAGAAGAAGTTCATCACATAAACAAGCTGACAATACATAACGTTAAGGATCCAGCGATTAGTTTGAATCAGGAGAATCTTGAACTGTTGTGTAAGAAATGTCATAACGAACAACACAAACGTTTCTCGAAGTCACAGCAATTTGATGAAGATGGTAATTTGGTAATGAGTTAAATGTTCAATCGTGTTATAATACCTTTTGAAAGGTGTGATTGAATATGGCATTGAAATGGTTAAAAAATTATAGTAATAATGATTGGATATATAAAAATAATTCAGACAACTCAGCAAGATTTGCATTGGGTGTGAAAGGACAAAAACCACTTATTGTATTTGGCGTTAATCCTAGTACTGCATCTGATAAAACACCTGATCATACTTTAGTCAGAGTCGAGAAAGCAGCTTATAATAAAAAGTATGATTCTTGGATAATGTTAAATTTATACCCATATAGAGCTACTGATATCGAAAACCTAGTGAGCTTTGACAAGAAACTACACGATGATAATTTAGCTCATATTAAATTGATATTGGATCAATATCCGGATGCTACAATTTTAGCCGCATGGGGAAATATTAATTCAAAATTAGTTTCAAGTGTTAGACAGGATATATTGGATTGCCTTAAAGATATTAATGAGGTAGTCTTGAGTAGAGGACGTAAGTGGGTGGCACTAAAAGACATGGGTTATCCAGTTCATTTTCTTTACAAAGGTAAAGATTTCAAGTTATATGAAGTAGATTTTGTAGACTATACACCAAGTTTCTAACCCCCGCCCCAATACCTATTAATTATATGCGAAGGGTACCGCGTAAGGGGGCAATTAAGAAACACGAGGCAGATTTTTTGAAAATCAGAAAAGAGGTTTTCAAGTTATGATTAATATAGAATACGAGCGATTAAAGTCGCTTTTTTCTTTGGTTGATGAATCAAAGACGGAATTAGTAGATAACTTAATTTATCAAGCTGCATTTATGAAAGTGGAACTTGATAAGTTACAAGAACAGATTAGAAAGTATGGTGCGGTTCAAACTTCAAGTAAAGGAGCACAACGTCAGACTGAAGCAGCCAAATATTACACAAAGTTAGTTAACTCATATGGAACAGTAATCAAAACGTTAAATAGTATTCTTGGTACTCAAGTGGATGATGGAGATGATGCATTTGATGAATTTCTTAAGAGAGCAAGCGAATGAATTATTTGGTAGAGTATTACAATGAAATCGAAAATGGAAACATCATCGTAGGTGAAGAACTAAAAACACAATTAGATCAATTGATACAAGATCTAGATAATCCATTGTATTATTTTGATGAAAAACCAGGACAACTAAGAATTGATTTTATTGAAACATTTTGTAAGCACACCAAATCTCCATTCAACGGTATGCCATTTATTCTTGAATTGTGGGAGAAAGCAATCCTTCAAACAGCATATGGATTTAAAATGGCAGACTCAGGGCTACGTAGATTTAATGAAGTTATATTATTGATTGCTCGTAAGAATGGGAAGACGACATTTGTTGCAGGTATAGATTTAGCTGAATTCTTTCTATCTCGAGGTGGAGTGGATATCGTATGTGCCTCTAATACAACAGAACAGGCAAATATCCTATTTGAAGAGATCAACAACATGCGTGAACAATCTCCAGCATTATCAAAGGAAACTAGAAGTAAGAAAAATATCTACCACATCTATTCTCCAAAGACTAAAAACAAGATCAAGAAGTTATCTGCGCAATCGAGAAACAAAGATGGATATAATATTGAAGTTGGTTGTATCGATGAAGTTCATGAAATGACAGATTCGAAAGTCTATGATGCAATTAAACAATCACAATCCACAAAGAAAGAACCACTGATATTTATCATAACCACTGAAGGGACAACCATCGGTGGTTTTTTAGATAGCAAATTAGACTATGCAAGAAAGATGCTGAAAGGTGAAATACAGGACAACAGAGTACTTTCTTGGCTTTACACACAAGACTCCACGAAGGAGATATACGAAGATCCAACGACATGGCAAAAGTCGAATCCTAGTATTGGTGTTGTAAAATTAAATAACTACCTTGAAGATGTTATGAATAAATCAAAGCATGACCTATCCACAAGGCTGACGATGCTTTGTAAAGACTTTAATATCAAACAAGCTGACTCAGGATCATGGTTATCGTTCGATGATTTGAACAATGAGGATAAATATTCAATCGATGATTTAAGAGATTCTTACGCAGTTGGTGGAGTTGATTTATCTTCTACAACTGACTTAACAGCTGCAGTCTTGGTTATTCAAAAAAGAGATAGCAACAAGAAGTACATCATCCCACATTTCTTTATGCCAAGTGAAGTAGTGGAGAAAAGAATAAAAGAAGATAACGTACCGTATGATATCTGGATTAAGAAAGGTTTTGTGACTCTCACTGATGGACATCAAAACGACTTTAGTTTAGTAACACAGTGGTTTATGAAGATGATACAAACTTATGGAATTAGACCTCTATGGGTAGGGTATGATCCCTGGAATTCTCAGTACTGGATAAAAGAAATGGAAGACTTAGGTTTCAATATGGAGAAAGTTAGACAAGGGATATATTCATTATCAGAACCTATGAAAATCTTAGAAGCTGATTTAAAAAACAATTTAGTAAACTATAACAATAATCCAATCCTTAAATGGTGTCTTGCAAACACTCAAGCTAAGGTTGATTTAAATGGAAACATTCAACCATCGAAACTAAACTCGAAGTACAAACGAATTGATGGAACAGTTGCTTTAATCATTGCTTATGTAGTTTTAAATAGGTATAAGACAGATTATGAAAATATGATATAGGAATACCTAGCAATTACTTCATAATCAAAAGAAAACTGACTATTTGTTTACCTAGTAATCTTGATTAAAACATCTATTTGCAAATAAAACATTACAAAATGTAAAGTTATGTTTGCATTTAATTGTTTACTGTGATATATTATATGCAGGAGGTAAGAAAAATGGATAAAGAAAAATTATTAGAAAAGATTAATGAAGAAAAACAAGATTTAGATGAGAGAGAAAAACATTTAAAAGATGTTTCATATCATTGGGCTTTTTGGGGAGTTTACTTAGTACTTGCAATAATATATGTTTTAAGGATGATTAAAGGATTAGATTTTACTTATGATTTAGTAATGATTATGATGGGGCAAGCTGGATTTATGTCTTTTTCACTTTATAGAAATGGTCGAAATAGAAAATTGAATCTTATTTTCATTGTGATTTCTATTGTGTTATTTTTTGTCGCAACATATTTAACGATGGGTAATTATGAAATCATTTAATGATAACACTCCATTAGAACTAAAGAATAATCTTAAAATTGCACGAGTAGAGAAATCCCTAACACAAGATGATTTAGCAAAAATGTCAGGTGTAACAAGGCAAACCATAGGAGCAATTGAGAGTGGAAAATTTAATCCCACAGCGAAATTAGCATTAATATTCTGCATAATATTAGAAAAGAAATTTGAAGAATTATTTTATTTTGACTTGAATTAAAAACTTATTAAGGAGCTATAAAGAAATGATAAATATGGTTCCTTTTTTGGTATTAAAAAAATAGGAGGAGCACATGGCCATATTTAAACGGAAAAAGAAAACTGGATCATTTGATGCACTCCAGTTAATTAGTAATTTAAATACATTTTACACACCATTTGGTACGAACATATCAAAGAGTGATGTGGTAAAAATATGTATTGATCGAGTCGCTAGCCAATGTGCTAAACTCAAACCAAGATTTATAAAAACCGAAAACGATAAGACAGTAACCGAGAAAAAAGGTAGGCTGTCTTTTCTTTTGAAGTATAAACCAAACGAAATAATGACACCATATGACTTTATCTACAAGACGATCACATTACTTTTGCTGAATGATAATGCATTTGTTTATCCGAAGTTTGATAAGGATTCAGGTGAACTGAAAGGCATATATCCTCTTAGACCGGTAACTGTTGAAATCATCGTGGACAATTCTGATACTTACTTTATCAAGTTCCTATTCGATAATGGAGAGTCATATATTTTACCATACGATAATGTTATCCATTTAAGACGACATTTTGGTCAGAATGATATCTTTGGTGGAACTGGATCCACAGGAGATCATGAAGCAATACTAAAAACCATATCAATAAATGATAGTCTGCTTCAAGGAATCGATAATGCAGTGAAATCATCCATGCAAATTAAAGGTATCCTGAAGATGAATGGGATGTTATCAGAAATAGACAAGAAGAAGCAACGTGAATTATTTGATGCTGCATTATCCGAATCAGTAAATTTAAAAGGTAGTTCAATTATACCTATTGATTTGAAGTCAGAATACATTCCTTTAGAAGTTGATCCAAAGCTGATTGATAAAGATACGCTTGAGTTCTTACAAGCGAAGATCCTCGATTACTTTGGAGTATCAGTTCCAATCTTTACGAACAAATATACAGAAGATGAATACAACTCATTCTACGAGTCAACGATCGAGCCTTTAGCTATTCAACTTAGCGAGGCTTTTTCTTTAGGATTACTAACTGATAATCAACTTGAACGTGGAGAAGAAATCATCTTCTATAGTGAAAGATTACAGTATGCTTCATGGAATACAAAAGTAACAGCGATTGAAAAACTAATGAGTCTTGGAATTATGTCACTTAATGAATCGAGAGCACTGTTAGGGCTAGAACCTATCGAAGGTGGAAACAAACGACTTCAATCACTAAACTTTGTCGATGCCGATAAAGCGAATCAATATCAAGTAGGAACGGAGGAACCTAAAGATGAAAATAACAGTTAATGGAAAGATATCAGAAGATGCACTTAAGGTCATCTTAGAAACCCAAAAGAAAAAGACGATCATTATTGATGATTATTGCAAAAAAGAAAAACTCGAGTCCCTTTTCTACAAAGACTCTGAGCTTGAGTATGTATATCAAAAACTAGAAAAACAAGTAGCACCAAAACCAAAGAAAGTAGAGACTCGTAAAAATGATAAAGGAAACTAGACTAGCTGATGTCACACTTCATGAAGAAGATGACAAGATGATTTTAGAAGGCTATGCATTGGTCTTTAATAATGAAACTTTAATAGGCGATGAAGAATATGGTTTCTTAGAAGAAATTGATTCAAGAGCTTTATCAGAAACAAAAATGAAGGATGTTCCTATGAAATACAATCATATGGACTCCTTTTTAATTATCGCTAGAACCAAGAATCAATCCTTATCACTTACTGTAGATAGCATTGGTTTGAAAGTACGAGCTGAATTATTAGATACAAACACTAATCAAGACATCTACAAAATGGTAAGAAGTGGGTTATTGGATAAGATGAGTTTTGCTTTTACAGTAGATGAACAAGTATGGAACCGTGAAGGTAGTGTTCCAAAAAGAACTATTACAAAGATAGAACGTTTGTATGATGTGTCGGTTGTGGATACTCCGGCATATGATGCAACTAGTATATACGCTCGTTCTTTAGAATCTATGGAGTTAGAACTAAAGGCTATGGAGTTAGCAGAGCAAGAAGAACAATCAAAAATTATCAAAAAGCGTATCAAAATCAAATCACAAATTTAGAAGGAGAAAAAATCATGAATTTAGAATTAAGACGAAAAGAAATCGAGTCAAGACTGACTGAGATCAGAGGTCTTGCAGGTAATGAAACAGATATTACCAAACTTGAATCATTAGAAACTGAAACGACTAATCTTCAAGAAGAACGAAGTGTTATTGATAAAAAAATGGCGATTGCAAGTAAAACTGAAATCAAACCAATTGTAATCGATAACCGTACTAAAGTTGATAAAGAAAAACTAGAACAACGTGCAGCTAGTTTACGTGAGAGTCGTGTTATCCAAGTATCAAGTGAAGAGATCTTGTTACCGGATCACACAGCTTCAGGATTAGCACCAGTTCCATTTGCACAAGTTTCGACACTTGTTGATCGTGTAAATGTCATTAACCTAAATGGTGGAGAAACTTACAAGAAATCATTTGTTAAGAATAATGGTATTGCTGGAACGACACTTGAAGGACAGCCTTATAGCGAAACTGAACCTGCATTTGGTTATTTGACAATTTCCAAAGTGAAGATTACTGCTTATACAGAAATCACAGAAGAACTTGAAAAATTACCTGCTATTCCTTATCAAGCAGAAGTGTTACGTAACATCAATATCTCACTCAAAAAGAAAATCAGTGAACAAATCTTACGTGGTGCTGGAACCACTAACACATTCACAGGTATCTTCAGTGATGCTGCAGTAGCTCTTGCGGATACTACCCCACTTGAAATTGAAGCAATCACTGATTCAACATTAGATGACATTGTCTTTGCTTATGGTGGCGATGAAGAAGTCGAAGGTGGAGCAGTTCTTATCTTGAATAAGAATGACTTACGTGCATTTGCTGGACTGAAAACACCAGAAGGTAGAAAAGTCCATTCAATTGATTATGTCAATAAAACAATCGATGGTATTCCTTATATCATCAACTCAAACTGTAAAGCTATCTCTGATAGTAATACTGCAGCTGGAGAGTATGGTATCGCTTATGGTGCACTTAAAAATTATGAAGCGCCAGTATTCTCACCAGTTGAAATCGGTAAATCAACAGATTACAAATTCAAAGATGGAATCATCAGCTATAAAGCATCTGTATTCACAGGTGGTAACGTAGTCGGATACAACGGATTCCTACGTATTAAAAAGAAAGCTGCAGCTTAATAACTGAAGCAAATTAAATGTTTAAGAAAGGATTGATCTCATGGCTATACTTGATATCGTAAAAAAAGCATTACTTATCCCCTTGACAGAATCATATGCCGACGATGAGCTTTCAACTCATATTAGTAGTTGTAAAGCATACTTGACGAGTTGTGGGATCGATCCAACTTACATCAATGATGAATCAAATCCAATGGTTAGTACGGTGATAATTATCTATGTGAAGACCTTTTTTGGTTTTAAGAATGATGGGAGTGCAAAAGAACTACCGAAGACATTTGATATGTTGGTAGGACAAATTGCATTAACTAAGGGAGCAGAAGAAAATGTATCCTAACTCACCGAACATAAGACTTAAATTAATAACTATGGATTTGATTCAAAATTCTATTGGTTCATCAACCTATCAACTTCAAAATTCAAAAGAGGTAATAGGTATAAACTTCAGCATCACATCAAACGAATATTATGAAAGTAAACGATCGGACATGCGAATTGATGTAGCGCTAAAGATTCAAAGTTTCTTATATGATGGAAGTAAACACGCGGACATAGCAGGGGACATCTATAAGATTGAACGAACCTATCAAATTGGACAGTTTATAGAACTCTACTTAAGTAAAACAAAAATTAGAAAGAGTGATATCGTTGATTACACTTGATGAACTAGGAGCAGCTATATCCAATATGGTAGACGACTATGCACAAGATATTATTGTGAAACTTGAAAAGAAACTTGATGAAACAGCTCAAGAAATCGTGAATTACATTAGAACACATGCACCTAGAAGTGGTGGTTCAAAACCATTTGCAGATTCATTCGTTGCTGAACCTCAAGGTAGTGGAATCAATAAGACGATTGTTATCTTCTCAAATGAGAAGGGAAAACTAACACACTTACTTGAGTTTGGATTTACACACCGTAGTGGTAAGTATGTAGGACCACGACCATTTATGCGTCCAGCATTTGATTTGCTTACTCCTAAAATGTTAGAAGATATTAAATCAATTATTGAAAAAGGTGATGTCTGATGCAGGAAAAACTAGAAGCACTATATGATACTTTGAATTCCGTTTTACCTGGGAAGGTATCTTATGGAACGAGAGTAGGATTAGAATCAGATCCGAACTATATCATCTATCAAGAGTTAAGTAATCGTTCAATTGTTTATGCAGATGATAGAGCGGTCGCAAAAGTAGCTACATTTCAAGTCAGTCTGATTACAGAAAAGAAAAACTTAGGATTAGAAGAACAATTAGAAGCATCCCTATATTTCATGGGATATGAATTTGAATTATTATCTGAATTTGTCAATGAAGACAGTTCAGTCAATAGAGTATATGAAATTAAACAGGAGGTATTTTAAATGAGTAATAAAGTCACATTTGGTTTAACAAACGTACACTATGCACTCGCAACTCAAGCAGAAGATGGTAGTTGGACCTTTGCTACACCTAAGCGTTTAGAAGGAGCACAAGAGATTACTACTGAAGCCATAGGTGGAAGCACACAAGTTTATGCAGATGATAAGGTAATCGCAACATTAGTATCAAATTCAGGGACAACAGTTACCTTGAAATTTACTGAGATTGATGATGTGTTTAAAAAAGACATCTTTGGTGTTTTAGAAGATACTAACGGAAATCTTGTAGAAGTAGTAAATGGTGAAACTAAGACATTTGCGTTAGGGTATGAAATTCAAGGAGATATCAAGGCAAGACGTATATGGTATTTCTTATGTACAGCGACACCTTCTGGAGACGCTAGTAAATCAAAAGCAGATTCCATTGAAGCTAATTCAATCACATTGAACATTACAGCTAGACCGATTGAATCAGGAAGCAATATAATTTTAAGAGTCATAGCAGGTGTGGGAGATACGAACTATGCAGCATTTCTTACTACAGCTCCAACATTACCAACATTTATTTAAGGAGTAACCAATTATGGAAAAGACACTCAAACTTGGTGATACGGATTATCGCCTTCATTCATCATTATTTACAATTATTGACTATCGTAATGTATTCTCAACAGAACTATTTAGCGATATCAAGAAACTAGAAAAATCAAACATCAAAAAAGAGGATGATCTATCAACAGTTATTGATACAATCTTCCGAATCATCTATGTCTTACATCGACCTTTCAGTAAACAATCATACAACGACTTTTTAATGTCGTTGGATTTTTCTATTTTGAGCAATCAAAACGAACTTGAAAATCTGACGAATACGATAGGTGAAATGCTGGGAACGTTTCAAAAAGGATCCACCCCCAAGCCACCAACAAAGAAATGACGATGTAAACATAACAGCTAATATCATATTTAATCTTACACATTTGGGTATTTCTATTGAGGATACAAAGAACTTCGATTTGGATACTTATTTTGAAATTGTGGAACTTGAAATGAATGTGATTAATGGGAAACAATCTATCAAGAGAGCTACGCAAAAAGATATAGATAAATTCTTATTATAGGAGGTGGGCGTTAATGGCAGAGACTGTTAAAGGATTAAATATTAAATTAACTCTTGATGGCAAGGATTTAGAAAACGAACTAAATGGAATCAAGAAAGATTTAAAAGAACAAAATAAAGACTTACGAGCGATTAATACGAACCTTCGTTATGATAGTACAAATCTTGATTTATGGAAGCAAAAACAATCAAAATTAAATGATATCTTGGTTCAAACCAAAAAGAAACTTGAAACTCAGAACCAAGAACTTGAGCATGCTAAAAAGGCTGTTCAAGTTGGTGATATGAGCCAAGATGAATTTAATAAGTTGAAACGAAATGTCCAATACACCGAAGCAGAACTTGCTAAGATGAATGGACAGTTAGAAAAAACATCAGATAAAATAAAACAACTAAGTAATGCTAACTTCGAGAAGATTGGTAAGCTTGGTTCAACATTAACAAAAAGTGTAACGGTGCCTATTTTAGGTGCCGTTTCTGCTTTAACAGCGTTTTCGATAAAGACTGCTTATACTGCAGATGAGATTGGAGATACTGCCCAAAAGCTAGGATTATCAGCTGAACAGTTCCAGGAATGGAACCATGTTGCAACCATTATGGGAACTTCAACAGAATCCATGTCTAAAGCGTTTATGAAAGTAAATGGGATCCTCGGAGATATTGCTACTGGTAATGGCGATAAGGTTGCTGATAGTTTAGCACTTATTGGTCTGACGGTTGATGACTTGAAAGGGAAAAATGCTGATGAAGCATTCGAACTTATTAGAAATGCTTTAGGAAATGTAGCGGATGAATCAGTCCGTGTTGGTGTGGCCAATGAATTTTTCGGTGAAAAAATAGGTACTGAAGTGTTACCAATTCTATCAAGTGAAACAGAAGCTATTAATGGACTTCGAGAAGAAGCAAGAGAACTTGGAATTGTAACGAATGAACAAGCCTCACAAGCAGGAGAATTTACTGATGCACTAGATCGTACCAAACAAGCAGTATCTAGTTTAGGTGTTGATTTAGCAAGTACCCTTTTACCAGTTATCCAAGAACTGATTATTAAAGTGAGGGACAATGTAATCCCCACATTAAAAGATTGGATTGATAAATGGAATAACATGGATTCAGGAACCAAGAAAATAATTGCAACCTTAACTGGACTCGTAGCTGCAATAGGACCAGTGTTATCTGTTGTAGGCAAAGTAGGACCACTCCTCAATGCTGGATCCATAGCACTAAAAGCAGTAGGAACATCTGGTATTTTTGCTGGAGTAGGTATTAATGCTGCTACTTTAGGTATTGGTGCATTAATTGCAATACTAGCAATGGCTTTATTTCAAAGTGAAGAATTCAAAGCATTACTTGGAAGACTTATGGAAACATTCATGCAGTTACTTCCACCAATTTTAGCAATTGTAGATAGTCTCATGACAGCTTTGCAACCGATACTAAATGTTATTATTGATTTGGTTGTCATGCTAGTTGATTTACTTGTTCCAATACTAGATGTTATCCTTATGCCACTCATCACTCAAATCCAAATGTTTGCTGGTATTTTAGAAGCTTTAGCACCACTTATTACAATTGTTGGAGAAGTATTAAATGCAATATTGGTTCCAGCAATTAATGTACTCAAGACAGTACTTGAACCAGTACTTAATGTTGTTCAGAAGATTGTTGAATTTATCCAGAAGATATTCGAGTGGATTGGTGACTTACCTTCAAAGATTGGTGACTTTGGTGGCAAAGTAAAAGATACTTTTTCAAGTGTTACTGAAGGGATATCAAATATTGCAAATAAAGTAACAGATGGTATTAGTGATTTTGCATCAAATGCAGCTGATAAAGTTAGTGGATTCTTTGGTGGTATTGGAGATTTCTTTTCTGATACGTTTAATTTAAAAGGATCGAGTACAGTAAATAACTCAAATTCCAACTCATCAACCAGTAATACAAACAACATCACGATTAATACAACATCACCGACCTTTGATGTGGATTCCATCAATAAGGCATTAGGAGGTAGCGTGATATGATCAGACAATTTTATTTAGAAAATGAATACGGTGATATCTATTACTTTAATCATAAAAATCAGACCATTATCTCTCAAGTTAGTGGTCTTGGTTTTTCTTTAGATATGAAGTACCTAGAATATAGCCATTTTTACTCTCGCTCAGAATATAATATTCCATTATCCGAGATATCAGAAACATTAATCTTCTTAAAAGGATATCAAGGGTATAAATCATTTGTTGATTTTATCAGCAAAAGTAATAAAGAGTATAAACTACACTATCAAAATGATGCTTTCAGTGCTTACTGTTATGTAGATATCTCAAGCTTATCAAAAGCAGAATTAATAGCTAGCACCATTCAAAGTAACATCGTATTTAAAAAGTTATCTCTGTGGTTGAAAGAAAAATCGTATGAGATTATTGCTAATGGTTCATCAAGCGGTAAGGTTTATCCATATTCGTATCCTTATTATTATTCCAGTTCATATGAAGGCAAGGTATTTATTAGAAATGATGGACTCAATGATGCCCCAATTGTCATTGAAATGATAGGAAGTGTTATTGATCCAGAAGTACTGATTAAAAGGAATGGAGAAGTGGTGTCGACTTTACGTTTATATTTAACTGCAGAAGATATAACCATAACCATTAACTCTATTCCAAGTAAACAAGAAATGACTATGGATGAATCTGGAGTAATAACTAATATATATGGACTACAAGACTTTGAAGAAGACAATTTTATCTTTCTAGAGCATGGTGATTATGAAATCGAGTTCAAACCAGGAGTAGCTACAGAATCGATTTGCAGGGTTACGGTACTTGAAGGCTATCTAGGAATTTAGCACATGAAACTATTATTTCTGGATCGTAGTACTCTGCAGTATAAAGATAATGCGTATGTCAGTAATCAGTATGAACTCGCTTTTGACATGGTCCTCATAAAAAGGTCTACTTTCAAAGTTAACAAAACTAACATAAACTGCACTATTGGAGATATTGTTATTCTTAAGAATGAAATCTATTCATATATAGGGATTTTGGAAAGTATAGAATTGAACGATGATTATACAACAAATATTAAGTCTCTCGATTTTAGAGAGATTTTTAATTTGGATATACCAGCAGAAAGTTTCTCAGGCGATTTAGCTGATTACATACAACAAGTTATAACTGCTTATTTTAAGAATAATTCAGATCAAAAACAGAACCTATCTTATTTGACAATAAGTAAAGAAACAAGCGTATCAGGAAGTCTTAGTTTTGAATCGGATAATATCATCAATATGTCAAAGATATTTGAACTCGTTTCTAAAGGTTATGGGCTCAGTTTTGATACTGATGTTACTTATCTTAGAGGACGTATTACAGGTATTATTTTTAGAATTGTTAGCGTGAATCAAGGTATGGTAATCAAGAGTGATTTTTCATCCATCTTAAATGTAGAAACCAATGATTCAACCAGCCAACTTGTCAATAAGGTCGTATACTATCCACGAAGTGATAATCAAATTAATCAAACAATCAAGACTTACTATTTGCTTACAACTGGTGAAATCACAGAAGATGGCACATCAGATGACAGATACAACAGTGTCATGGCTAAGAGTTATATCTATACGGATAACGATTATGAAACATTAGAAACAAAAGCTAGAAGTGAAATGGTAACATCCAAACTAGATCACAATATTACATTTACAATTGACATGAAAAACATGGTGTTTATTCCTTTTGAGAATATCTATCTTGGAGACTACGTATCTTTTATTCATAAAGGGAAAACATACGAATCAGTGATTACGGGAATTACATTCAAAGATTCATTGAACTATGCAACGATAACGTTAGGAGAGTATCGAGTGAAATTAACGGAAAAAATACAACTGCTCAGTAAAAACACGAGTAGTGGTTCAACTAGTAATATAACAATAACCAATACAGATATCGATGGAGGTGAGTTCTGATGGGTTTGCAAAAAATAACATTTGAAGGTGGGAACGTTACATCAAAGATGGATTCTGATTTGTATCATTTTCTATTTTCAAGTGATGTAGGAGTCTTGAAAGGATTAAAGAACGAATGCGGATATACATTAGCAAATAACACTATCACATTTAGTGATGGCTATGTTTCGGTATATGGACGAATCATCTATGTTGAAAATCAGACAACCATTGGAGTGACACCAGATTCTAGTAAATTTGGATATGTTGTTTTAGGTGTAAATACTTCGGACAATTCAATCAGTTTATATTTGAAGGAACAGACAGGTAGTTATCCATCATTGACAGTAACCAACCTTCTAACAACAGATGGGTTATATGAACTGGCCTTATGTGCTTATACAAAAACAACAACATCAGTTACTTTAACAAGTTATTCAAGAAAACTAATTAGTAATGACAAAACTCGAGTAGATGATCTTGACGATGAAATTTTAAGTCGTTACTTACCTAAAAGAAGAGCGTTAACTCTTGTAACAGCTGGTACTTATCGTTTTTCTGGTACAAGTTCTGTTGAACTTAGAGACTCAATTATATATGTGACAATTAACAATCATACAGTCGTAACATTTCCAGGAGAACAGATGTTCTTATTTGTAGGATCTAATACTTCAATTTCATATCGATATGCATCAAGTGATTATTCGCTTAGTGTTGTATATCAAGATGGGATTGTTACATTAACAACTGGAAATACGACACATAATATCACAAGTGTGTTTACGAAAAAATAGGAGGAACTTAAATGGCTACAATTCAAATAAAGAGAAGAACAACTGCAGGAACAGGACCGTTAACTGGAACAACAGGAACTGTAAAAGCTGGTGAACCACAAGTTGATTTTAGTGGTGAACATTTATATATAGCAAAAGCGGACAAAGTGGCAAGTGTATCGGTTCCACTCGCTGAAACAGATTATTTAAAAATACCGGGAGTTTCCAAAGTTGATAATCAGATTGATACGAAGATTACAGCACTTAATCTAGGTACTGCATCAACAAAAAATACTGGGACTGGAAGTGGGAATGTACCTATCCTTGATGCAAGTGGAAAATTAGCAGACAGTGTAGTTCCAAAGATCGCAATGACAAATACTTATGTGGTTGCAAGTCAGACAGCGATGCTTGCTTTATCAAACGCACAGGAAGGCGACGTTGCCGTTAGAACCGATTTAAATAAATCCTTCATTCTTAAGGCATCTCCTTATTCAACGCTCGCAAACTGGCAAGAACTCCTAACACCAACCGATGCTGTAACAAGTGTCAATGGTTCAACTGGTGCGGTAACTATCTCACTTGCTGGACTCGGTGGTGTTGCTTCAACAACTTATAACACACATGTTGCTTCAAATCTACATTTGACAGAAACTCAAAGAACAATTTTAAGTAATGTAAAAGATATTTATATTGGCGATTCAGATGGAATTGCTGTCGCAGCTTCTGAAACGGAATATGCAAATAATGTAATTATTGATGGTCTTTTATATATTGCAGTTGTTGACTCAAACTATACTCCAACTAGAATTACTTACAAACTTGGGATTGATACTTCGAAAGTATTAACACCATCATCGATCATTGATGGTGGTACTTACTAATGTCTATTATTAGAGTTAAACGTGGTTCAAGTACTCCAACGACATCGAATCTATCCTATTTAGGTGAGTTGGCTTTTGATTATGGTAGTGAAACTCTATATGCAAGAGGCATATCTTCTGTTGTGAAAATTGGTGGTGCATTGGAACAAGTATATTTCTACCAAGGATATTCATATTACCATAGTTTAACTTATCCGTTTGATCCAGATTACATCTACAAAATTCATGTGATTGCATCCACTCAAGGAACTTCAGTAGATACTTCGGATACGTACATCTACTACAGAACATCTGCTCAATCAAGTCTTTATGGATCCTATATTAACCATCATTTAAATACTGAAGATACAGTTCACGATAAACGATCATCTATAAATACAACAGCAAAGTACATCGAAGATAGTTATGTATCAGGTTCAACCATAACAAGTGGGATTACAAAGGTTATTGACTTTGAGATATCACCTACTTTTAAAGCGAGTTATGTGGATACTCAAGTGTGGGTAGCATATGGGAAGAGTATGACAACACTTTCTGGCCAAGGAGATGGATCCATTAAAATGGTTGATTTTGTGCATACGACTTATGGAGACTTAGGTGCTTTATATATTAATCCAGGAATGTCTGTGGGTTCACCTGATAGTATTTCTGTAACAATCTATAGAATGAGAAGGAAGTAGGAATTATTATGGCAATTATTAAAGAGTTAAATACGAAATTTGGTATAGGTGCATCTTATCACCGAATCACAGCATTCAATATAAGTTATTTAAACAAGAAGATTACAGTATGCGTGGCATCTTATTTATCCAAAGAAGCAAGAGCAACTAAAAACCATCCAATTGAGGAAGTGGATATATCAATCCCATTTTCTGATTATAGATTGTTTTTAGATGTGAATCCAATTGTTGAAGGATACAATTGGTTAAAACAAAATGTCATAGGATTTGAAGATGCATTAGATGATTATGATGTTTTAGAACCACCACTAGCTGAGCCTATTGAGGAGGAAGTTAATGAATGACGTTTATAATCTCATAAAAGAAGTATTTCCAAATACTGAAATTTTGCTTATTTACTATGGTGGATCTAAAGCATATGGATTAGATGAAAATACAAGCGATATTGATGTCACTGTCGTATTAGAGGGTTTTAAAGGAATCCTTCATTTATTTATTGGAAAATATGACTTATTTGTTTTCTCGAAAGAGGATTTTATTAAGAGACAACAATTTGATGATTCAATCATCGCTTATCATAGGCAAGCAGCAGATAATGTTCTTGGTATTAAATCAAATGAGTATTATTTAAATCCAGTTTTTTCAGATGAGTTAGATCATATCATTACAAACGTTAATAATACATTTATTATCAATTTGATAGATGCATTATTGATTTATTCAAAAAGTGTATTTGAAGTTAATCAAAAATCTAAAGCTTTCTATCATCTATATAGACTAAGAGGAATGATTGAACACTTTAATCAGACAGGTACATTTGACCTGATTGTAGATGAGCCTTGGAAAAGTAAAATGATTGATTATAAAGCAAATTACAAAATAAATCACGAGGCTAATTATGAAGGAGAGATAGTATCCTTATTTGACTACCTAGAGAATTACAGAAATGAGATGATACAAAGTGGACTGGGATAGTATTACAGAGGTGTTTCGTATGCAAAATCTAATTTATTGGGTTGTGACTATGGTTGTGGTGATTCTTACAACCATTAAGCAATTTAGTCAGCAAGAAAAAAAGAATAAAACGAAAAATGATGAAATCATCGTTAATCTTCAAAGAATCGAAAAACAAAATGTGAAGATGCTAAACCTTCTTGAAATGCATGGACAGGATATTAAATCCCTTAAAAAGGATGTCAACGTTCTTGAACATCGTGTGTCAAGACTAGAAGATTCACAAGTAAATATTTATAACCATATAGGAGGAAAGCCAAATGACAACACTTGAAACAATATTGATCGTAACTAACGTATTAACACTCATTCTTTATTTCACATCGAAGTTTAAAGAAAGCGGTAATCTATCAAATGTCATCAAGGAAGTTAAAGAAGACATTAAGAAATCATCTGAAGTAGTAGCGGATTTAGTAACAAAAGCAACCGATATTGTGTTTGATGAAACAGTTCAAAAGACAATTAAAGAGTTCATTATGATTGTTGAGGAAAAGAATCAGATTGCAAAACAGAAAGGTGAAATATTTTTAGCTGGAGACGAGAAGAAACAAGCTGTTATTCAACGTCTTAGTGAATGGGTATCAAACTTAACTGGATCAACTGAAAAAGCGATTGGTTTTGTTGAAGATAATCAAAGTAAGATAGAATCCATCATTAATGATTACATATCCTTTAGCAACAAAATGCATGGAAAATCAACTCTATCAGAAGCAGAGAAAATCATTGCAGATAGATTGAATAAGTAAGGCGAGTTATACTTGCTATAGTAACTTAATTTAGGTAATATGTGTCATAACCAAACCAAGGAGGAAAAGTATGTTAAACCAAGTAATATTAGTAGGACGAGTAAATAAACTCGACAAGTTAGCAGGTATAGTTACAATCAATATTAAAAGACCAAATGAAAAAGATTCAGATTTAATTCCAGTAAGCCTTACGGATGGACTCATGGATAATGTTCTAGAGTACCTTAAAGAAGGTGCTACCATAGGAGTTAAAGCATCACTCAATATCGATAAAAATATCTTAAGAATTGTTGGAGAAAAGGTAACATTCATTAATACAAAAAACGAATAA